CGCATTTGCTCAAAAGCAACCACAGGGTGTGACATATGATGCACAGATTGTGCGAGTAAGTGACGGGGATACAATAGTAATTGCCGCCCCATTTCTTCCAGCACCACTTAAGCCTGAATTAGCAGTTCGTATATTTGGTGTTGACACTCCAGAAAAAGGTTTTCGTGCTAAATGTCCACAAGAAGATGCAAGAGGTCAAGCAGCATCAAAGTTTACAAAAGATGCTGTAGCCAATGCACAAAAACGCCAGGTAGTTTTATACGATTGGGATAAATTTGGTGGTCGTGTTTTGGGAGACATACTTTTAAATGGTCAAAGTTTACGAGCAATGCTAATTAAAAATGGTTATGCACGTGAGTATTTTGGTGAAGCAAAACAAAGTTGGTGTTAAATAATTTTTCAGTTAGAGTGTAGTCATCAATAAATATCTTGATGATAAAATACATTCCTATACTTTTATTTTTCCTAACTACACAGGTTTTCAGTCAAACCAATCACACATTAAAATTAATCATGTCATCGGGCCCAGGCTCGGGATCTGATATTACTGTGGATGCATATGCTCCTTGCTTTAAAAGAAATAATTTTTTAGTAATTAAAGATTTTAGACCCGGAGCCGAAGGTCTTATAGCAGCAAAAAATTTAACTCAACAAACGGATACAGATAAAACTACCAATATATTAGTTGGAAACTTTGGCATGAGTGCTTTAGTCAAGTTTCCTAACTTTAGTATGCTTGATGATGTTCATCCAATTACGTATCTTAATCAAGTAAATATGGCTTTTGTTTCTAAAGCAGGCACAATAGAAACGATTGAGGATTTAATAAAACTTTCAAAACAACGACCAGTTAATGTAGGTGTTTCAACTGCATCAGGAATATTTTTATCTGATAATTTATTTAAGTCTTTAAATATAAACTATCAGAACATATCTTACAAGAACAATACTAATGCATTAGTGGATGTATTAAATGGAAGTATAGATGTAGCCATAGATACGTTCATAAGCGCAAAACGTTTTGCTGAAACTGAAAAAGTTACAATTGTAACCAGCACTCTAGATAAAAAAACTGCATCATACTATAAGCATAAGAGTATTGAACATTATAATAGTAAACTTGGCAATATTCCATTGGGAATAATATTAAGTGTAAACCCTGAATTGAATAAAGATTCAAGAACTTCTATTGTAAAACTTGTACAAATATGTAATAATGATAAAGAAATAATAGATAAACTAGAAAAAATAGGATCAAGTCCTGTGACTTTGAGCACAGATGAAATCCGACAATTAATTAAATCGGCAGCGAAATAACATGTATTTTTCACCTCATTGGGTAGTTAACGGACAACGAACATCAAGTCAATTTGATGCATGGCGATATGCTAGAAGTTTAGGTTCAGAAGTAAAGCCACATTTTTATTTCTTTGAAGATCAGTACAATGAAGTGGATTGGACTGTAGAGCCATCTGAAACTTGGGATGAATTATGTTTTGAGCGTTGTCAACTTCTTAGACAACGTTATAAGAAATTAAGTTTGTTTTACAGTGCCGGCCGTGACAGCCATCATATTATAAAATGTTTTTACTATTGGAAAATACCATTAGATGAAATCGTACTAATAAATTATACAATGAATCCTGAGCGACAATATCAACTAATTAGTTATATTTATCCTCAGGTAGCAGATTTTATTAGAGCATACCCAAACACAAAAGTCAAAGTAATTGATGTTGGCCCAGATCAGTATGATGATTTTTTTACAGAAGATTGGTTAGAAAACCCCTCTACTGCATTAGCACATTCTTATTTTCAACCTACTAACTTTGGATGGTATGTAAAACAAATATTACATGCAGACGAACCTAATCATGGCATAATAATAGGTGTCGATAAGCCAAGACTATTATTAGAAGATGGCAAGTATTATTCTACGATTATTGATAAGACACTAGAAACGTTTATTACTGAGAGTCCAAACCTTGAGTATTTTTACTATGCTCCGGATATGCCTAAGATTCATGTCAAACAAAGTTGGATGTTGTTAAATCACATTGAACGAAAATATGGCAATAACATTTATTTGGACATGAACACTCCTATGTCCGGTATATCAGGAATGTTAACTAAGCCGGCAGGAGAAGAATTTTCAATAATAGGTACAACTAAAAAAATTCGTTATGGTACAAGTATCACTAACGAGTTCTTAAAAGAATATTGTGGCAATTCGCACAGTATTTACTATGATGACTATTGTGTGGGTTGTGGTAGAGGACCTGCTTGGAATCTGAATTTAACAATTCAAAATGGCAGAAGCAAACATAAAAATAACGGAAGAGAAGCCATCTTTCAAAAATTACTCAATGATGCATTGGGAGAAAATTGGGAATCTGCTTATAATTTTTCGCAAGCAATGACTTTTCTAAAAACAACTTATAGTAATATTTTTAATAACGGTGATCCTTTTATGGGAACACTCGGGGTATATGCTAAGAAATATTATATGAAAGATGCTACTTGATGCCTATAAACATATGTCGTTTATATTTGGTAGTCCCGTAATCATAAAACTTTGTACCTGAGAATATAAGTTCTCTTACTTTATATACATTAGTAAAGTCTGAAATCAAGTCATAACTTTGCTTGATTTCCCAATCATTATGGTTTATAGGTAAATCTGTAGATTGTAAGCACACTAACCTGTTGTCTGGTATTTTTTTATACCAGTCAGTACCTTCGAATTGATCTACACTACAGTTAATGAATATACTCTGATCACCGGCAGATGAAAATTCAATATCGTCTACATTTCTATGATGGTTCATAACTCTGGGATATTCATACTGCCACGTGTCACATATTTGATTGCTTACAGCGATGCTAGAATGGTCTTTGTCGTAACAATTAAAAATATTGTACAATTTTGGATTACGAACTATCAGCATAAATGACAGTAAATTATGCCAAGACCCTAGCAAATACATATCCGGATTCTTTATTGCCCGATTTTTAATAACTCTTTCCAATTCCTCGCACAACCATATTTTACTAGTGACCAAACCATGCTTGAACGAAGCATATGGGCCAATAGTCTCATCAAAATTTAATCCAAAGTTATTTTCCATGTTGTATTTAGTGAGCCATAAATATTGACCTAAATAACAGTATATTATACAATATAGATAAATATGTTTAACATCTTAGGTTCACCATCATGCTTCACTTCATCAAAGACATCACCAATGCTCTATTAGACTTCATCAAAGACGATCCTGTTAGACCCGAAATTCCTAAAGATTTTAGAGTTAGTGAAGGTAGAATGGTCGCGGCTCTTGCTGAAAAAGATGATGATCCGGATGCAATGGTTTGCGTGAGTTTTCACGACTTTGTTCCGGCCGGAGTCGATGATCTAAAAAATGTTTCGAAAGTTCCTACTACAGCGGTATTTTATACTATTTGGAGTTATAAAGCAGGTAAAGGTAGTGAATTGTTATACAGAGCAGTTAAAGGTATACAAGAACAATATCCTAGCGTCACTAGGTTTGTTACACTTAGCCCAAAGACAAACATGGCAAGAAGGTTCCATTTAAAGAACGGTGCTATTGTTTTCCGTGAAAATCTTGAAACAGTAAACTATGAATATACCGATGTGCTAAATACAAGTATCGGAGAACTTAATGAGCAACAAAGCCAAACAACCTGAAATACAGGACGAAGAAGCGGCACAAATGATCTATAGTGCTGAGGTCGCAGTAGAATTCGTAAACGAAGAAATTCTATCGAGGCTAGAAGAATTTGAAAATAATAACGATGATCCTGAATATGTCCATGGTTTTGCAACTCATGGACTTTTTATCGAACTCATTATGCGTTTAGGTGCTATGGGATATACCGAAAAAGACCTACGCAAAGAAATCAAAGAGTGGATTAACAGTTCTTACGGTGAAGTAGTACATTGACAAAAAATCCAAAGTAAGTTAGTACTAACTAACTTATAAATCTCACGGGTAAGTAAGCACTAACTTACAATATTGTAAGGAATCTGTAAGGTTGACAATAAATGGATTTGGGCATATAATATAAATATGCTGAAAAAACAACGCAAGCGCAGAACAGACCGTAATCAGGTCATCTACTACATTCAGGATGTAGTGACCTCCGATTATTATATCGGTCTTACTGCCCTTTGCTTTGCAGGTAATGTTCGTAAGACACTTACCCGTCGTATGCAAAAGCATATGCAACGGGCTATGACTGAAAACAAGGATTGGGGTCTTAGCCGTGCTTTGCGTGAGCGTGGTGCCGAGCGTTTTGTGTTCGGTGTTATCGAGGTTGTGCGTGGCAAGAAGGCTGCTCATAGCCGCGAGACTGAACTAATCAACACTTTGCAACCTGCTCTTAACACTTTCGGAGTCAAGTAAAATGTTTTTCACATTAAAAAATTACAATGAATTCAAAGGTCCGGTTCGTTGGCATGACTACATTTCTATCATGTTCAACGAATTCCCTGTAATACTTGTTCGCCGTTATGATTGGTTTGACACCGAACGATACACCTTTATGGTTCAATTGTTTGGTTTGAGAGTGTATCAAAAAATTGGAAATATGTAAATGAACGAACGAATTCTTGAACTTGCTAGGCAAGTATGGCCCGATCCTAACATCAGCCATGTAAATCATATGAAGTTTGCCGAGTTGATTGTTAGGGAATGTATGATTGTTGTTTCTAAAAAATGTGCGAGTCCAACTGCATATAACGCATTGGTAGAACATTTCGGAGTTGAAGAATGAATGATAGAAAATACCTAGAAGCCGCAGAAAAGTATGCGACTGATAAAAATCAATATAGTAACTTTGTAGAAGTCTACCGAAATTTCCGTGAATTCTTTGATGTTAGAACCGCAACCGAAAACGCACTGTTTAAGTTGTTCGGCAGGGAGTGCCCTCTTGTAACTAGCATCTAGTTCCTATTTTAGTAATTTTACACCTCATGCATAAATACCATGGGGTGTATGATGGATTGGGTAAAAATATTATTGCGTAAATTTAAAAATCTTGTTATACTGATTCTAGTCATAGGATTTACGATACTATGGCTACAAGTACCTGATTATAAACTGAATGAACCAGAGGTAAATCATGCATCTAAGCAAAGTAAACGAGGCACTTAGTCACCGAATTACTGGTGGAAGTGATTATCAATGGGGCTGTTATGGTCCTAATGTAAGATTTTTAGACTTTGAAAGTGAGTATGCTCACGCCAGTGTTGTATTCGATACAGCCACGCAAGAGGTTTACGAGGCAACCATTGATTCAAAAAATGAAAGCACTAAACCCTATCGTTGGATCAGTCCTGAATTTAAGTATGCATATCTTGATGAAGCAAAAGAGCGCGGGGTAGATCCGCAACATGCCTGGGACAATGTAAAGTGGATTGATTTGGAAGTGCATGAAGATTTTCTTACTAAAGCAGAGGCAATTTTTAACGGTGAGGATTTTGACACCCGTGTGCAAGTGCCGCTTGAATTGGAACGTGAAGAACTTTACCGACTAATGACAATGGCACATGAGAGAGATATTACGTTGAATGAATTGGTAGAAGATATTCTTTGGAATGTAATTAAGTCTGAGAAAAAGAACTCTACCTACGATTAAATACTATGTCAACAAAATAATGCTCAAAAGCGTTATATTAGTATAGAGGTTAGTTATGAAAAAAATTCTACTTATTTCTGCAATTGCACTAGCACTAACAGGTTGTGCGACCAATCGTCAAAACGGTGAAGTGTTAGGAGCAATCACAGGTGCGGCCGCCGGCAAAACATTGGGCGGTACTGGTGGTGCGATTGTGGGAGCCGCTATCGGTGCAGCCGCAGGCGGAGCGGTTGGTCAGAACATGGACAATCAGCAACCACAATCACCTCCGATCATTGTCTCACAAGTCCCACAAGAACAAATTTATTATCACGTTCCTCCTAATGTTGTTTATGTAAGACCGTACTATTCTCCCCCTTATTCTAATATGGCTTGGGTGTATACTCCAAGATTTGGTTGGGGATGGTATCATCATAGACATGGTTTCCATCATAGACATCATCGTCATCACGGTAGACATTAATTAATACTTGCACCCAATATATTTTACACATAATTGTTTTCAATATATAATTGAACAATTATGAATGATATATTCTTTGGCATTTTTTCTTGGATTAAAGAGGATTGGAAAAGTAACCATGTTAGGTTCGTTATTGAAGTGGTCGCTTGGCTTATTAGTATTGGGTGTAGTATCACTATGGCTTTTACCGTTCCTATTCCCCCTCTCCATATTCTTTATCCTCTTTGGATTAGTGGGTGTGCTATGTATGCTTGGGCTAGTTACACTAGGCGTAGCTTTGGTATGCTGGCTAATTATCTTCTTCTTACAACTATTGACAGTATTGGTCTAATCAGAATGGTAGCAATGTAATATGAATGAAAAGCGTTGGATATTAGATGTTAAAGAGGATCCTGAATCGGGAGATTCGATCATTGAATTCCCATCGGACCTGTTAGAAACAGTAGGGTGGCAAGAGGGGGATGTACTTGAATGGAAAGAACTTGAAAATGGAGCATATCAATTGACTAAAAAAGAAAAGACACAATGGGTATTGGTCGAAACAGTCTCAACATTTCGTCATCGATATGTAGTAGAAGTACCAATTGGTATAGATGATTATGGTCATGACAAAAAAGATTGGGCATTGGATACTGTAACCATGAACGAGGCTAAAGAATTTAGCCAACAACATTTGGGAGAGCAAATTGTTTCTCACCGAATTGTGACGCAAAAAGAAGCACTGGCACTTTGTGACGAAGATAATGATTACACAAAGGCATGGAACGAAGAAACTAAACTAAATACATTTTTCACTTATTGTGAAGATATAAAGAAATAAAATGAACTATAAAAAATATTTCGATTTTGAAGGGCGCGCCTCACGTAGTGAATACTGGGGCGTTTATCTTATAAGCCTAGGATTGTTATTTCCTTTTATTTTCCTAGCCAGCGCAATTAGTATGATTGCAGGCATGTTTGGAATGTTTTTTTCAAGTGTACTTGCTTTTGCTGTACTAGTAGGTTTAGTTTGGTTGTATGGAGCAACCGCATCTAGGCGTTGTCGTGATGCCGGACTCAACTCCTGGTTCGCACTATCATTAGTATTTCTAATTTTTATGCCACCAATTGGATTGGTGTGTTGTGTTGTGTTTGGCTGTCTACCTTCAGGTGATCAAAGTGAATAATATTGAAACTCAAGTAAATACATTGGATGAAAAAGAACTCAAGCAATTGGGCGAATGGTTAAGGGGTGTGTTACCAACCACTGTAGTAACTGTTACATTCATCAAAAAAGATGGTACAGAACGCATTATGAAATGCACACTAGACCCTGAACAATTACCTTCTGTTACTGTGACAGAAGATAAAAAGGAAAGAAAAAAATCTGAGGATACTCTAGCAGTCTATGATGTTGAAGCGAAGGGCTGGCGTAGTTTTAATTTGAAATCCATTAAACGCATAGCACTTACCATTTGACAAAAAATAGTACTTTTGTTATAGTATATGTATTATGAAAAAGGAAATCATCACTTTTAAGGTTCGTAAACCCAAACCAAGGGCGCATCAGGCATTGTTTGATGATGACTTGCCCTTCAAGCATAGGGTTATGAAGCCCAAGAATCTTTATCAGCGTAAACCCAAATACCGCAATGGTATGTGGGATGATGAAGATATTTGACAAATAATCAGGGGTGTGATATACTAGTGTTTTCAGTAAGGAAAGCACATGAATTACACCCTGATTACAACAAAAGGTCGTATCTACACTTTCTACATTGAGGCAACTGCATTATGCTACCAACAAGCATATGGTGGTGTTGTCATCAACAACCAAATCCTTAAAACTGAAACCGACTGTGCTACTCAGGATTGACAATAAATCCAGTTTATCATATAATTCATTCATCAACATTGAATCGGAGATTCTAAATGCAACGGTTTACAGAAATTCAGCAAATTAATTCTAGCATCATGTTTGGTAGTTTTACCAATGATGAATTGAATTCCATTGTTAGTGCAGTTACCTTCGCAAGGGCCCAACTGCTCAAACAGGCAAAAAATAGTTTTGTACGAGGTAGCAAGGTTAAGTTTACATCCAGTCGTAGCGGACAGGTTGTGATTGGTGAGGTCACGGATGTAAAGCGTAAATTTATTCATGTGCGTAGTGGCATGACTAACTGGCGCGTACCTGCTAACATGTTGACTGCCGCGTAAGGAAATATATGGATACACTTATTAAGGTTTCAGTCGCATTGGCAATGGGTCTAACTATTGCACTTGTTGTGGGTCTGATTCTAAGTTTGCCGGTGATGTTGCTATGGAATTATTTTCTTGTTGATGCAATCACAGGTGTTAAAGAAATCGGTTGGATGCAAGCCTGGGGTATTCTTGTACTTTGCGGTTTGTTGTTTAAAACTAATGGTGTAACGGAAAAGACAGAATGATTATCAATAATAGTCCACAAAATCAAGCCGTACTTTCCAACGTTGGACAAGTCGGTGAGTTTCGCATTCGCAATAGTGCTAAGGCATTTAACATTCTATCATCGGGCTTGTATGCTAACAAAATCCGTGCTATCATCCGCGAACTGTCCTGCAATGCGGTAGACAGTCACGTTGCCGCAGGCAAGCCCACTCTGCCTTTTGATGTTCATCTTCCGAATACACTAGAGCCTTGGTTCAGTATTCGTGATTATGGTACCGGACTTACACATGAACAAGTCACAAGCATTTATACTACATATTTCGAATCTACTAAAGCCGATAGTAATGATTTTATCGGTGCTCTTGGTCTTGGTTCAAAGTCTCCGTTTTCTTATACAGACAACTTTACAGTAACCGCTATCTGTGGGGGTCGTAAAGGAATTTATACTGCCTTTATTAATGAGCAAGGTGTTCCTAGTATTGCACTAATGCATGAGGAGGAAACGGACGACCCCAATGGTGTTGAGGTCAAGTTTAGTGTAAATGACCGTTATGACTATGATAAGTTTGTAACTGAATCTAAACAGGTTTACAAATATTTTACACTAAGGCCCATTGTTCATGGTTGTAGGGATTTCAAGTTTCCTGAGATTGAATACAAGGACCGTGATATTGTCAAGGGTATTCACACTGTAGACAGTAACCGCAGTATTGCATTGATGGGTAATATTGCGTATCCTATCGAGGTGCCACAAGCCGAATCTACACTAGGTAGTTTGCGTAGTATGCTTGAATGTGGATTGGTTATTGAATTTAATATTGGCGAACTAGACTTCCAAGCAAGTCGTGAGGGCCTGAGTTATATTCCTAGCACAATTGAGGCTATCAAGCGTAAACTTAACATGTTGAATGACCAATTGGTCAGTCATATCAAGGCTGAAGCCGACAAGTTGACTAACTATTGGGATCGTGCTGATTACCTTAATAAGCGTCACCGTGAAAATCTTTGGCGTCAAGCCGTAATCAAGTATGCACAGGATACGAAGTTCCCATTGGCTACTGGCACCAACTATAACTTTTTGACTCCTATCACCTTAAGTGTTGAGGACCTTAGCAAAAAGTATAACATCAGTATTCGTGCATTCAGTAAGGATCGTAGTTCCGACAAGTGTACTAACGGCAAGACTGAAAGTGTTTTGGATGATACAACTAAGGCATACAAATTGTCTTGGAAGATTTGGCCGCAAAACAATATTTACTTTGTGGTAACCGATACCAAACGGGGTGCATTTGAACGAACCAAATATCACTGGCGTAACAATACACAAAAAGAATATACCGAAACGGTGTTTGTACTTGAAAAGGCTGACAAGAATGAACCGATGCTTGCCAATCTCTTTTTCAAAGACATTTACAGTCCTCCCCGTGTTCAGTATGCTAGTACACTAGATGAGAAAGATCGTGATAGTGGTGGAAATTGGGGCAAGGCAAATATTCTTAAACTTGAATTGCGTGAGCGTAGCCGTCATAGCCGCACAATGGTTTGGGCGAATGCTGGCACTGCTAGTGATTATGATAAGACTAAGACACATTATTATGTAGAAATGAATCATTGGACTCCAGTAGGATTGCCTAGTCTGGACATCAAGGATTATCAGGAATGTTTGTACCGTAGTGGTATCTTTACAGACACAATTTATGGTGTACGCAAGAATGATATCGAAGCAGTAAAATCACAAAGTAACTGGGTTGAAATTACTCAATTCGTTAAATCCAAACTTGAAAGTTTTGATACAAAGGATGTGATGGGTTTGGTCAAGCAGGCTATTGACTTTAGAACCTTTGAGAAGTATAATAGTGAAAAGATTAGTAAAGATAGCCCCTATAGTAAATTCTGTAAAGAATTTGAAGGTGTAGAGACAGTTGATAGTAATCACCAATACTATACGGATCGGTTGCTGAAGGCATACAACATTGTAACAACCAACAAAGTTGATCCTAAGGCTGTAATTGAAAAATATAAAAAGCAAAGTGAAGAACTATTGAATCGTTATCCGCTACTGAAGTGTTTGTCGTATTATGTTGACAAAAAGGATGTAGCAGATTATATTAACATGATTGATGCAACTAAAGGAAACTAAAATGTCTTACCCGTTTATTCTTCAAGGCGATAATGTAACTCTTGTCATCGATGGGCAACCTCATACCATCAACAAGACCCATATTGCTTATACCAAAGTCGTTGATGCTATCAAGGCAGGCGATTGGGATAGTGTAAAAGAATTGATTAACCCTACTAAGGTAGTAATCAATTACAGCAAAGGTAATATTGAAATTGTTGATGGTGAAATGTTCTGGAAGCGTATGCCCTTTCACAATAGTTTGGCTACTCGCATGATTCAAATGTTGACTGATGGGTTTGACATTGAACCAATGGTCAACTTCATGAATAATCTCATGAGGAATCCTAGTCGCCAGGCTGTGACTGAACTCTATGGCTTTTTGGAAAAAAATAGTTTGCCCATCACTCCCGATGGTTGCTTCTTGGCATACAAGCGTGTGCGTGAGAACTATATGGATTGTCATACTGGCACTATGGATAATAGTGTAGGCCGTATTGTTGAAATGGAACGCAACATGGTTGATGATAACCGAAACAATACCTGTAGCGCAGGACTACACTTTTGTAGTCATAGTTACTTGAGCAGTTTCGGTGGTGAGCGTACTGTTATCGTTAAAATTGATCCTGCAGACGTAGTGTCCATTCCTAGCGACTACAATGATGCTAAGGGTCGTGCATGTCGTTATACTGTAATCGGCGAGGTTGAGCGTGACGTTAAGGATAATGTAGAATTTACGAAGCCTGTTCAACATAATGCTAACTCGTACGGTCCTAAGACTGGCTCAAGTGCTTTCTTTAAGGGCTATAGTGATGGTTTCTATGGTGAAGATTATAGCCTCAGAGACTTGTCATTCGCTGAACAAAATAATTATGAAGAAGGTTATGACAAGGGTCAAGCAGATAATGAAGATGACCGACCTGAGCGTTATCGTTATGTCAGCACTCCAGATGGTTGGACTCGCCATCCAGATGGTAAGGTAAGTCCTCCCCCGGGAACTGTGTTTAATGCTCAAGGTGGTGCTTGGCCAATGCCTAAGAACCGTTAATTTACAGGGTGTAAAATGAGTTATTTTATTAAGAGTGGTAATACTTACAAGGTTGCAACTAAGGAGGCTATGAACCTTCATGAAAAGTTGCCGGCTGGTAATTACACTATTCAAAAGGATCCGTTTGGTAATCTTTACCTAGAACATATTGGTGATTTCACTTCCCCAAAGAAAATCTATGGCAATGCCACCAAGCATACCCAGCGTATCATCAACACCTTCCTTGATCGTCCAAATCAAACTGGTGTTATGATGACTGGTGAGAAGGGTAGCGGTAAGACCCTTCTTGTCAAGAATGTTAGCATTGAATTGGCTAAACAAGGTGTACCTACTATTGTTATCAATAGCCCATGGCAAGGTGACCAGTTTAACACATTGCTACAAAACATCGAACAACCCTGTGTTGTATTGTTTGATGAGTTTGAAAAGGTCTATGACCGTGATGACCAAGAGAACATCCTAACATTGTTGGATGGTGTGTTCCCTAGCCGTAAGTTGTTCATGTTTACATGTAACGACAAGTGGCGTGTTGATTATCATATGCGTAACCGTCCTGGTCGTATCTATTACATGATTGACTTCAAGGGCCTTGATGTTGATTTTATCATTGAATACTGCAATGATAATTTGAACGCCAAGCAATACATTGACAAGATTTGCCAGATTGCAGGTTTGTTTGCTGAATTCAACTTTGACATGCTAAAGGCATTGGTTGAAGAAATGAATCGTTATAACGAGACTCCAAGCGAAGCATTGCGTATGTTGAATGCTAAGCCTGAGTTTGATAATGGCACTCGCTACAATGTCACTATCATTCATAATGGTAAGGTTATTGACAAGGGTGATCGTACTGAAGTGTTTGATGGTAATCCATTGCACCACGAAGGTATTGAGATCGGATTTGATCCTGATCCCAATAATGACGATATTCCTTGGCATAACATTAAGTTTAACCACGATGCATTGATTAATTTCAATTCAAAAGATGGTAAGTTCATCTTTGAAGATAATGGTACCCGTGTTATTTTGACAAAGGTTCCAGAACGAAAGTTCTTTAACTACGATGCATTTTAAAAAAGTCCCGAAAGGGACTTTTTAGTATTCAGATATAATTAAACTTTGTAAGTATTCTTTTGCCATTTGGTATGTTGTATTTCTACCAAAAGAAATTGTTAACACATACCTTGTTTTATTTGGATCAAAGTTGTAAGTAGAATGTTCAACGTGCGTGTTGAGCAAAATAGGAACACCTATATCATAATGTAATTCAGTCATATAATAATTCCAACCCTCACGATTTTCACGCATAAAAGTATGAGAGTTGTTATGTTCATTTAAAAGAAAATTTAAACCACATTGTCTGGGGTCTTTGTGCCAATCTAAAACTGTCATTGGATCAAATTTTAGAATGGTAGCACCCATAAATTCAAAATACTTTCTTGCTTCATTCATGAAATGACTATCATTAAACAAACAATCTTGGTCAATGACAGGTGTTCTATTTAATCTTCCGGTAGGTAGAAAAGAGTAATCACTTGCTTGTCTAGCCAAACAATCATCTATAAATTTTTGAGATAATTTGGGTAAGTTTGGAAACAAAGAATATGGTTCAATGTTAAACCCATGTGGAATATTATTCTCACCTGTTATCTGTCCTTTTATTGCATTTTCGTGGTAGTCATTCATAGAAATATTTATGTTTTTTTCGGTTGACAATAAATCATTTTGGGCTTACAATACATGTATTGACAGTTAACTAATGGAGCAAATATGTACGCAACAATGACCGAGCAACAAAAGCGTGAGGTACGCATGTATGGTTGCACCGAAGACCAAATGCGTGAGGCTGTAGAACAAAGTCTTACTTTCCGTTTTAGTGGTCCTGCAATGTATGCCGCAAGCCTCATGTCAGATTGTCAGGAAATGTTGTCTAGTGACAACGGTGGATCCTACGATTTCATGGTCGTTGAGGATGTCCGTCAAATGCTGAATCGTGCTAAGTGGATTTTGTTCACCTACTCTATTAAGTAAGGTTGACAATAAATGTATTTGGGTATATAATACACTTATAGTTGAAAAACGGAGTTAGAAATGTTTGATATCCCGACTGTTTCTCTCAAGTTTTGCGAATATGACAAGGAACGCAAGGTTCTCAAGTTGGCAAGTGAATACTTTGGTATGCCACTGAGTTTCTTTGTTGAAAGCCATCATACCGGTAAGGTAGTCCGTTTCGTACCCGTAACCCCTGCCGACAAACTGTTTGACTATGACCAGTGGGCCGGTGAACAACAAATCTATCGCCCGTTGGGTGACGTTCCCGGAGTGGATCACATGGTGATTTACAACCAATGGTAAAAGGTTGACAATAATTGGATTTGGGTATATAATACATACATAGACAGTTAATTAAAGGACTACGAAATGGCTTACATGAATCAAGAACGCAAGGCAAAGATTGCAACCGCCCTCAAGCCCATCCTCGCAAAGTATGGTGTTAAGGGTTCGCTTTCGGTGCGTAATCATTCTAGCATCGTGCTGACCCTCAAGTCCGGCAGTATTGATTTTATTGAGAATTTTATCAAGACCGATGCCGATAGCAATATCGGTCGCAAGATGGCTCAGGATCAGATTGATTATCTCCGCAAGAATCAGAGCATGGATGTGAATCCCTACTGGTTTCAGGAGCACTTCACGGGTAGTGCTAAGGCTTTCTTGACCGAGGCTTTTAGGGCACTCAAGTCGGCTGATTGGTATGATGAGTCCGATGCGATGACCGATTATTTTAACACTGCCTACTACGTTGACCTTAACGTTGGTAAGTGGAACAAGCCCTATGAAGTGACCGGTTCTTGGGAAAAGGTGACGGTGTAATATGAATAACTGGGATAGGACTACCCTCTCAACATTCCTTCAAATGGATAATCTGGCTTTTGCGAAATGGTGTGAGGGTGCATCCGATCAAGAATTTGAGTATGTAGTGTCCTTGTTGGATAAGGCACAAAATGAAATTGATATGCAATTGAGTGCCGAAAAACCCATCGAGGATTTGTCGATGGCAAAGGCTGTTTTGGGTAAATTTACACTTACTGGAGAAATGCAATGAACCAATATTGGGTACTTGTGAAGTACAAGGATGAGCCGGGTGCAGGTTTCGGTCGAATGTATGTTAATGCTAGTAATCAGTATGAGGCCATTCAAATGGCCAAGGCCTTGTATGGTCGGTTGTTGATTAGCGAATCCGCTAATCTTGCATAAATTCGGGCAAATTAATGGTTGACATTTACTACGCCCGGATATACAATAGTAAATGTCGTAATGACTTTTTATTAACCCTAGTCTACATGTAAAGGAAAACATAAATGGCTAATCAAACTTTTAAAGTCGCTGGTATTACTGTTCACAATGGAAATGCTAAGGTTCGTTTTACTGATGATATGGTTCGCCGTATCAAGCAATTCACTAAAGGTGGCGCAACCCGTGCTGACTTCGTAGAGTTGCCCAGTGAGATGACCAAGGTCGAGGCACTCAAGTATATGCTTACTCTAAATGAGTTCGCAAGTGCTGAGGATCAGGCTACAATCAGTGATGCACTTTCTGATCGTGAGAAGGAAGCAAGCAAGGGTACTGTCAAGGTCAAAGTGCCTAAGGCTAAGGCTAAGCCTAGCATCGATGCTATCAAGGCACGTGCTAAGAAGGCTACTGCTGAAGTTACCCCCGAGCAGGTTCTTCAGGCTGTTTCTGAATAATCAAAATAGGATAGGGGCCTCGGCCCCTCTTACCATATGAAACTTACAAGACTTATGAATGTTCATCAACGGCGCGAATTTAATCCCGCGTCTGTTGAAGATTTGTCTGAGTTGAAATACTTTCTAGAAAATAACAAATGGCGTGAAGGTTGTCCCTTCTATATGGAGTATCCTTGGGGAGACATTCCCGCAATGTGTTTAGAAAAATATGCTAAACACTCATTAGCAAAAGTAAAATAAAAAAGTTCCGAAAGGAACTTTTTTTATGGGTTGTTCACTTCTTTTATTATCCAAAAGTCACTACTCATTGATTTGTTTTGTATGACCTGAAACGGCATATAAAAATATCCTGCATCACCCCAACCAGCACCCCAACTATTTCTTGCAATATACACTTGTTTGGATTTGTTATATCCTACAAGCAATACAGCATGACCCCCCAACATTCTTTCTTGTCTTATATTAGGATATGGCATAATACCTGATCTAGCAACATTTCTAGATTCAAAACTTGAATAAACTTTGAATCCTATCACAACAGGAAATCCATTAGTAATAGCATCTAAGCATCCATTATGATCGGCTATTCGTTCGTATCGTTTTACTGTACGTACTAATGCATCGTTAATTGCACTACTAGAGGGTTGATTTCTAAATTTTTGAATGTTATAGGGCCAAAATTTTTCTAGTGGTGCTCCTTGTTTATTTGTTACCTTTATGCCGTCTCGTATATAAGCACCCGAATCATAATGAATGGTTCCGATTAATGCTCTTTCATAATAGTAAATAAACAACCTGCTTATATCATTCTGCTTGCCACTTCTTTTGTTTAATAACTCAATAGCACCTGCGATTGCCTGACCAGTACAACTTCCCAAGTTACCTTGATTCTCAATAGGCGTGCAATACGGCCTTAAGTCAATTACAGATTTTTGACTGGCATTGGACACTTGATACCTGTAGTCACGAACATCTAATTTATCAGGTACCCAGTGGTATTTAGGAATGATTACAGGTTGCCATGGCTTTTTAACTAAAGTTTCAACAGGCACTCTATGTAAGCCTGGATCCTGGCTTACATCGACTATAGTTCTAGGATCCTTCTTCATAATGGTTAGTTGTTTATTTACTTAAACAAGTATGTTACCAACTTGTTAAGAACTGTCCTTTATCCCAGTTATTAGCAATATAGCAGATTCTTTTTGCATATTAATTACTATAATACCAGAAACTACCACCCCAAACAAGTGTTGTTGGTCTGTTTGCACTCAATGGTGCACCAAGACCCTGAATACCTCCACTGTTGGCACCATTAGTCACAACAAAGTATTGGAAGTTTCCCCCGACTTGATCATATGGATTGATCTTTACAAAACTACCAGCCGCTAATCCATTACCATCTGGTAATGTAAAGTTAATATTAGCGTTACCTACTGAGTTTAGTATTTGGTATGAAGTATTAATATTCGCTGTAATGTTAGCATTAGCAAGCACGAATGGAATACTTGCAGGTTGAGCGAATACACCGTTACCATACAACACATTACTTGAACTGCCGTCTAAGTTAACTCCAGAAATGTTACCAATGTTTGTAGCAGTGATATTACCAGTTAATGATATATTACCACCGGACATTGTATCATTAGCACTGTCATAGCCAAACTGTGTATCATATACATCACGGTTGCTGTTAGTATATAAGAATGCGTTGGTACCTAAATTATTTAGATTTAAGTCATTGAACAATGCTGTATCACCACTTACATTGCCCGAGAATGAAGCAGTATTGGCAGCAATGTGTCCATTGCTGTAAATGTTAGCATTACCGACAGAGATAACATCAGCGGCACTTAAACTACTAAACCCACTTAGTGTAGGTGCAGGACTTGCTCCACTTGCTACAAGGTTACCAGGAATAGTCAATGTTCCAGTGTTACCAAATGACCAATAATATCCAGTTGTATTGGCACTATCATATGCGCCGATTTGAACTTCATGGTTGAAATCATCAATTCTTGTATATGCTTGTTCGCCACCTAAGAATAATAATGAGTTACTACCGTCTTGTACGCCACCGGCACGAATATGAATATGGTTTGGACCAGTTGGATCAACAATAATATAACGGTCATCACCTGTGCTACTATCTGGATATAGATTTAGTGTGCTTAGACCACTAAGATCACCGGCATTGTTAGGCAAACTACTGATTACGCTGTTACCTGATGCTAGTTGTAAATCACCTGCATTTGTAAATGTCCAAGTATTGCCACCACTGTGTATTTTTGCCACATTGTTAGAGCCTGATGTGACTTCAAAACTTGTGTTCTCACCACCTAAGAATATATTGGCTGATGGTTCATCAATATTAGAACTTGCAAATGCTCTCAAGTGAATATGACCAGGAGCAGTCGGGTCTAATACTAATACTTGTGAAGTATAATTACTATCCGGTGTCAATGTCATTGTGCTGACATTAGGAAGTGTCGGGTCTAAACTACTGTTAGCAATACTTTGAATGACACTACTACCACCTGCTAATACTAAGTTACCAGTATTGTCAAATGTCCAACCACTTGCACCTGCTTGAATAACAACATTGCCATAACCTGGTAAGCCTAATGCTGATTGTCCGCCGGTTATTGTTACTTGTCCACCATTTGCTTGACCATATCCTGCTGTGATAACAACATTGCCGCCGTCGCCTGTTCCTTGACCACCGTTTAAGTTTAACGGCGAACCATTTCCGTTACCACTAGCACCTGGGGCAATAGTGACTTGACCACCTTGACCATTTGAACTATAGCCACCGCTTAGTGATAATTGTCCGCCACCATCAGGGCCATTACCAGCATCAATGTTGATGTAACCACCATAGCCAGTACCACCGTCAGCATCACCTGCGTAAATCTTTATGTCACCACCGTTAGTATCACTATCACCAGCCCAGAAGTAAACATCTCCACCTTCGCCTGTACCATTGCCACGCTGACCTTGAATGATTAATCGTTCAGCATTAACGTTTGCGGCTGGAGTAGGACCAGTAATGATTGCTTGTTGTGTTGGATCACCAAACTGTAATGTTTGTGCTTGTTGATTTCCACCGTTATGTATATCAACTGTTAATGTTGGGAATATAACACTACCATCAGTAACGAACTTCCAAACATTAGCATTTCCTACATTACCTGTTCTAACACTTATGTTACCTGCATTTCCTGTTGGATCATTAACATAGATTGCTGCCATTACTGATGTATTTGCTACATCATCGCTCCAGTTCATATATGTTGTTGCGTTACCTTGAGTCGCTACACCAAAACTTACATTACTTGAAAGAATAGCATCACTACCATATTGTGCGCCAATCTTTACATAACCACCTGGTAATGACAATAATCCGCTATTGTCAAATGTCCAACTACTTGCACCTGAATTGATAACAACATTACCGTAATTTGCTAATCCTAATGCTGATATACCACCTGTAATAGTTACTTGTCCACCATTTGCTTGACCATATCCTGCTGTGATGACAACATTACCACCGTCACTAGAACCTATACCACCGTTTAAATTTAATGGAGCGCCGTTGGCATTGGCACTAGCACCCGGGGTTATGGAGATTTGACCACCTTGACCATTTGAACTATAACCACCGCTTAGTGATAATTGTCCGCCACCATCAGGGCCATTACCAGCATCAATGTTGATGTATCCGCCAGAACCAGTACCACCGTCAGCATCACCTGCATAAATCTTTATATCACCGCCGTTGGTATCAGCATCACCAGCCCAAAAGTAAACATCACCGCCTTCGCCTGTGCCATTGCCACGCTGACCTTGTATGATTAATCGTTGTGCATTTACATTGGCTGCTGGAGTAGGACCTGTTATAACTGCTTGTTGAGTATCATCACCAAACTGTAATGTCTGAGCATATTGATTACCGCCGTTGTGTAAATCAACTGTCATTGTTGGGAATACTACAGTTCCGATATCAGTAAACATAAAATTATTAGCACCGGCATCAAGTCTTAAATTACCTGGTGAATAAACTAGTGCGGTGTTACTCATAGCACTAGCGAAAGGTAAATTCATTACACCAAAGCCGTCTAGTGACCAACTATAGTTACCATTGTCTGAATAAAATTGTACTGAACCTGCAGGGGGAGTAAACACATTGAAGTTATTACCTGCTGGATAAATGTTAGAATTGTTAGGTGCAGTTAATGAACCATCTGTTCCTATTGTCCATGTATTCCCTGCCGAAGTAAGTGTGACTGGACCGTTTGCTGTGGCGATATTAATATTACTATTACCATTAGCCAATGGTAAAGAAGCATTACCACCACCTGATTGTGCTACCCAAGTACCATTACCTGCTAATACTTGACTACCGTTTCCGTTTAAATTGATGCTTGCTATATTACCTATGGTACCTACATTGCCGTTACTAATAGAGATACTATCAACAACAATACTATTACCATTTGAACTTATTGTAGCATTTCCTAAATAAATTGTGCTGTTCGCTAGGTATATATCATTAAATCTATTAGTAGCATTACCTATGTTATATGTCACATCTAACCAAGGCGTAATGTTTGAAATTACATTTCCAACTTGAAGATATTGTGTGTCAACTCTTGTTACAGTTAATGTCCCTTCTTGAGGGTTATATTGGAAGTTGTCATCACTGTCATTGTGTAAGCTATAATCATTAGCCCCGGTTGTTAACACAACATGGTAACTATAGTTATTGTTAACTTGTTCTACAACAACAAAGTTTGCTAAATTTGCATAAGCGGTACTATTAACAGATACATTAGTAATGTTAGAACCATCACCGTATAAGTAATTTGCTATTACCACATTTGCAGTCAAATCATGTGTAAGTTCAGCATAGTCCGCATATAGATTGGCAAGTAGTTCTATATTAACTGTATTAAGTGTGTCAGTATTTTTATTATATGTTAAATTACTATCACCAGCAAAAAGTCCTGAATCATTAAACTGTACTTGTGTATTGGCTCCACCTGGATTTCCATTACCTGAACCTGCCATTGCTGTCCAACTAAGATTACCATTTCCATTTGTTTGTAAAACATATCCGTTAACGCCACTTGGCAAATGAAAATTAGCTAGATTACTTACAGTTAACCCTGTTAATGTACCAACACTTGTAATATTTGGTTGTGCTGCGTTTATAACATTGTATGATAATGTGCTTACAAATGCTTCAGGTAAAATGTTTCCTGCCTCATTAAGTATAAAATTGGCAACACTTCCTACTGTAGTTTTATCAGTAATATAGTTGCCAGATGTATCAACTACAGGTATTAATGTATTGACACTTAAATTATTTCCTATATTACTAAGTTGTGATATTTTTACTAAAGCATTAGCCATTCTTTTTACCCTTAGGATGTTACCCCTTTTATTACAGCAAAGTTAAACACTGGTTGTTCCGTTGTTGTACCTGAAACATCATTAAATGTAACTTTAAAACTACCTGCACTAACATTAGTAACAAATACATTATACAAATCTGTGCCTGATTTTTGATTTACAATAATTACATCAGTTGCGGCTACTTTATTGTTTGTTACAGTAAATGAAGTATAACTTGAAGTGCCTGCTGCTGAAAACAATGTAATTGCACCAGTAATTGCGTTGATTGTTACAGACGTACTTCTAGAAGTTAATTGTGTGACGGTTGATCCAGCACCAGTAGTATATCCTATACCTGCTGTACCATTACTTAAGATTGAACCTGTAGTATACAATGTGCCTGCAATGTTTGCCCCTGTACCTGTAACTATAAGGATATTAGCATTCCCAGCACTGCTTATATTGACATTTCCATTTGCACTTGGTATATTAATGTTGCTATTACCATTTGCATAGACACCTATAAGATTACCACCTGTAATATTACCAGCCAATGAAATTGTAGATGGAATGTTTATTGTGATTGTACCAGTTGAAACAATTGGACTACCGCTTACAGTTAAAGTAGAACTGGACACTCCAACGCTTGTCACTGTTCCTCCTGATGTTGTAGCACTAACTGTAACATCTCCATTTGATCCCGATAAACTTATGCCTGCGCCTGCTGATAGTCTAGTAACACCTGTATTGAGAATTGACATTGTTCCACTTGTAGTAATAGGGCTTCCTGTTACCTGTATACCTGTACCTGGGCTTATCCCAACACTTGTGACTGTGCCGACACTTGTGCCATTTGCAATTGTAGTTACTCTACCATATGTATCAACTGTTAAAGTTGGATATGTATACGTACCTGCTGTAACTCCACTTGTTGCCAAATCAATTGTTATATTTCCTGCTGAAACAATTGGAGTACCACTCACAGTAATTCTAGCATTTGATGCTGCACCTAATATACCAATACTTGTTACTGTACCAGAGCCATTTCCCCCGCCACCTACTGCTGCGATTTGAACATTACCATTGCTGGAAGTAACAGTAATACTACCATCCGCAGGTGTTATACTTAATACACCTGTATTTGTTAAAAATACTGTACCAGTTGTTGAGTTTGCAGCAGTTGCTATACCTGCATTACCAGTAAATGTATTATATGGACTAGCACAAGCAAAAAGATTAGAAAAATTGTCTTTTGTTTTATTAAAAGCTGTATATAATGAATCACTATTACTTGATTCATTTGGCAACCCAACATTAATTACTTGTAGTCCAGAAATCGGCATATTAAAAGTTCCTCTTTATATATTTATCAAACACCAAAGGAACTACCACATCCACATGTTGTAGAAGCATTTGGATTTTGTATGATAAATCTTGATCGAACCACTAACATAACTTAAACTCATACTATCTACAATAACTGGAATATTATCAGTTTCTAATTGAAAATCATCTTCATTAGTTTGATCATCAATTGTAAATCCATATTGGAATCCTGAACAACCTCCACCTTGAACATACATTCTTAGTTTTGCACTACTTGTTTCCTCTTGCAATATTTCTACAATTTTAATTTTTGCATTTTCTGTTATAGTTATCATAATATTCCTTTATATTCTGTTGTGGTAAGCCATTTCTTATATATACTGTTAGCTGTTTCTTGATGTTTTTTTAAATATAAAACACTACCATCTAACATTTCTTGTTTGTTCTGTACAGATTCGTATAATTTTTGTTGTTGTTCCCAACTTGCATCTTTGTCTGATACCCAAAAGTTTAATTTATCTGTATCAATTTCAATATGAAACTGCATTGCCAAATGTTTATCAATTACAAATGCTTGATTATTGCAGTTTTTATTAGTTGCTACTAGTGTTGCACCTATTGGAATTTCAAAACTTTCATAGTGCCAATGTATTACTGTTTGTGTAGGTTCATTTCCAAACCAATCATTTACTAAGTTATGATTTGTATAATTTATTTTTTGCCAACCTATTTCAGGTTTAAAACTTTCTTGAACTTTAGCACCCAGTGCTTTAGCCATAAGTTGCCCACCTAAACAATGACCAATCACTGGTTTGTCTCGATACATAGCTTGTAATATTAAAATTTCTGCTTGTTTATTTGTTAGCAATGAATCGTTTGCACTCATAGCTCCTCCCATTACTGCTAAAGCAGAGTATGGTTCTATAGATGTTGGAAATTCTTTGTCACGTTCTGCATTAAAAACCACATATGGTATATTTTTACTACGGAGCCACGTCCCTAAATACGCTATATTTTCAGGTATTTGATGTTCTAAAATTAGTACTGGTTTCATAAATTTTTGCCCCACCTGGTATTAATATAGCTCCAATTCATAATTTTCCAAATATTTTCTAAATATTGTTTTTTGTCTGCTTGATAATCTAGTGCCCAGCTGTGTTCCCACCAATCTACCAATATCAATATATCATCCCGAACTTCATGATTTACAATTGTTTTAATTTCTCCATTGTATGTCATATATATCCATCCTGATCCTTTTATCGCCATGGCTTCTTCTTTAAATTTTTCTTTGAAGTCCTTCCACCAACCAAATCTACGTTTTATTAAATTAAGAACAGGTCCGTTGGGCGTACTAGATTCATTTGGTTTCTGAAATTGTGCAAAGTAAATGTCGTGGAGAAACCAGCCTGCATAATTAAACTCTTTATCCCCTTCATTATTATTATACCGTTTTGCATAACCTTTGGCAAGGTTATCATAATGATAGTCTAAAGTCTTTTTACTTAATACAGGTTGTAAATCTGTGTAGGAATATGGTAGATCTTTTGTAACTAATTTTTTAGTTCTATACTCTGATAAAAACTCAAACATTGAGTATTTATCAGGAAGAAATTATCTTCTACGTATGATTCTTCCCTTTGTCAAATCATAAGGACTGAATTCAATTTCAACAATATCACCTAAAAGTATTTTAATATCATTTTGACGCATCTTACCTGATATGTATCCCATTACAATATTGTTCGTAATTAGTTTAATTTTAAATGTTGCATTTGGTAAAACATCGATGACTGTGCCATCTATACTAATCTTATCTTCTTTTGCCATGCGTTATATTATTTTTTTAAAATATTCCACATTTTTTCTGAGTCTAACAATTCTTTTTCAACTTTTATATATTCTTCTCTTAGTTGCCTTAACCGTTCCCAACGACTTTCTAATTCTTTATTAGGATGTAAAATTGCTAATTTTTCTTCTATTTTTTCTAAAGTTTCTAAAATACTAATACCTTTTACTTTTAAATCACCTTCTATGTTAGTGTCTCCCTTTACCTCTAATGTATTATGTAAATTGGTTGATGTAATAGTATAATCAGCCCAGTTTGGACTTATACTATTCCAGTTTGCACTTATACCATTGGTAGTTAAAACACTATTGTTTGTATTTGTTAAAGTTATTGTATC